AGAGTTTGTTGCTTTTCTTTCTCTTCCTTTGCTAGATTGCTGAAATGCTGTTCAAGTTGTTTTTGTATATCTACTAGAATTTTATTTGTTTCTAAAAGAGTGCTATTAAAGTTATTTTTACTTTCCTTTTTTGTTTCTTTATCGTCAGGTTCTTTTTTTAATTTTTCTTCTATATTACTAACATTTTTCTCTAATACACCAACACGAATAACTGCCTTTCTAACGTGACCAGCAAGTTTACTGACAGTTCCATGAATATTTTTTATGGAACTAGCAGATCCTCCCTCATTTCCAAAAAAAGCAGAAGAAATATTTGTTTTATTTAATTTGGGAGTTTTTACTTCTGTGTTAGATTCCATTCTGCTGTTGTGCTTTTAGATTTTCTTCCTCAATATATTGTTGGAGTAAAGCAAGATAAATCTCTCTCTCCCACGGAATCATATTTTCTAACTCTGTTAATGAATATTTATGATGCTGCATCATAGCAAAATTAATCTTATAGTATGACTCAAGATTAGTATGAGCCATACCTAACTGAAAAAACTTGCCAGACCCTCAAGTACAACTTCAGATTCAACTCCTGTATTAGGATTCTTTACAGTAATTAAATGAGATAATTTTGGCATCGTTGTAAAGAAATTTTCAATCTCTTTAAACTGCTTACTGTTTAGTTGATCGACAAATTGCTGCAATTCTTTTTTTGAACAATCAGAAGCATTCCAACTCTCTTCTTCATCATATACCATCTCAATACAAGATGTAATCATATCAAGTGATTTACTTACGTCACTCGAATTTCCACTTACCTCAAAATTATTATCAATAAACTGATCAAAAGAAGGATACTTTAACTTCATCGAATAAGTATCATCCAACTTAATAATATTTTTATGATCCTTATTCTTTTTAACTTTAATTGAATCAATGTCAATTGACATCTCTACAGTCGTCTCACCATCATCAGGACAAGTAATATTGACTTCTACACTTTCCCCCACAGACTTTGAACGTACATTAAGAAAAAGATATTCAATATCAAAAGTTGCAAGAGTTTGAACCTTAACTCCTCTTGTTAGAATACAATCATTCAGAATCTGAACGATTCCATTAGAAATCTGTTTCATATCTTCAGATTCTAATGCCATCAATAATACTTTTTCCTCTTTTACTAGAAATGGACGATACTTAATTTTTTTTCCAGTAGAAGGCAATTCCAACTCATAAGTTGGTGTATTAATCTTAGGTAAAGGCATTTTAAAAAATACAATTCAGGTTTAGTTATTTATTATGTAAATGGAATTTTTGATTCTCCAGGTAAAATAAGTTTATCCGGTAGAAAGATATCTACATCAGTTCTAAACTCTTCACCAGCAGAGAGTGGAGTTTCATTAGGACTTGGTTTTGAGTTATTACCTTTATAATTCATAATATATCGATCATAATTAAATGTCACATTCACTTTAAGTAAATCTGCAGGTCCATAAGAAACTGGAATGGATGTCATCGTTTTTGGAAATACATTCTTAAACTGATAATATATCTTTCTCTTTGTTTTATTGTAACTTTTTTCAAATTTGGTAATATACATTGTTTCTATTTTATATCCTTTTTCCCCTTCAGGAAATCTAAATCTTCTATAGTAACTTAAATCATCTTCTTTAGTTTCACTTCCACTTGAAATATAATCTATCCATCCCTCAAAAAGTATTATATTTTCATAACAATCATCAACATAAAAAGTAAAATCAATATCAGTATATAATCTCGTATGAGCAAACTCTTGCGGTATTCCTATAAAATCACCTTTTGTTTCTGCAGTTGCAAATCCACTTGTTGGAAGAGATGCATCAGAACAAAGAAGTCCAGCCTTACGAGATGTAAACTCTTTTAAGTCAGTTCCAAATCTTGTTTTAATGTGATTTAATATAGGAGTTTTTAGAGAAGAAAAACTCACTTCATAGTGATTTGATTGTGATATCTTACCAAAAATATCCTTTGCATCTCTTACCAAATTATTTCTAATTGATGGTACTGCCATCTATAAATACCTATACGACTACTTTATTATTAGTTATTTAGATGTCATATAAGGGATATTACAAACCATCTTATCCTAGAAAGTATAAAGGTGATCCAAACAATATCATTTATCGTTCCTTATGGGAGCGTAAATTTATGAGATATTGTGATATGAATGAAAATATTTTAGAATGGGGAAGTGAAATAAACACCATCCCCTATCGTTCTCCAGTTGATAATCGATACCACAGATACTTCCCTGATTTTTATATCAAGGTCAAAGAGAATAATGGTAAGATTAAAAAAATGATTATTGAGATTAAACCATATAAGCAGTGTATTGAACCCAAAGTCCAAAAGAGAAAGACAAAGGGTTATATCTATGAAGTTGTTGAGTATGCCAAAAATCAGGCAAAATGGAATGCTGCCAAAGAATGGTGTTTAGATCGTGGTTATGAGTTTAAAGTTCTTACAGAAAACGAACTCGGTATTAAGTAATGCCAAGAAAAACACTCAAACAAAGAAAAAATCCAACAGACGATCAAGAAAATCGTGTGCGTGGTGTTGTTCGTGGTTTGATTGGAACAGAAGATGCTGATGATATTATGACAGAACTCATCAGTGTTCTAAATGAAGGTGGGAAGAGTGCATCTGTCGGAAAATATTACACCTTCTTTTATGATGCTAAAACAACAGGAAGAGCATATGACCAACATCCTCTTGTGGGTGTGACTGAAGTCTTCTCTTGGGGTTTTCGTGGTATCAACTTTCACTGGAGAGATAGAAGACAATATACCTATGACCAGATTATCGGAGGACTTTATGAAATCTATCCGGAAGAGATATCTGATGTCATAGAACTCAATTTTACTAAAGTCCGTTCTAAATAACTAAAAAGAGAGAAGTATAAATGTCTCAGGAAAGACTTCGTAATTCTTATACTGTTAATGGAATTACCTATGAAGCAACATATGGAAGAGCAATAAATCCAGAAACAGGAAATTATTTAACAGATGAAGAATTTGAAAGACCTGCCGAATCAATACAATACAAGACTGGAAAAGGAAGATTTAAACCAAGAAATACAAAAAAGCCAAATGCTAAAAACAAACAAATATTAAGATATCCTCTTGCAGTATTGAATGAATCGACTGATTATTTACATATAAAAGTGCTTGAATATGAACCAATAGGAAGAGGACTTGTAAGTGATCCAACAAGAAGGCAAAATAAAAAAAGTGGCAAAAGTATACTGCAAGATGTAATTTTACCTATGCCATCAAATGTTCAAGATGGCAATACAGTATCATATTCAGACTCAAATATGAATACGATTACTGCATCTGCACTTAAAAATATTCAAAATTTTATGGAAGCAGGAGACTCTCTTACTGATAATTTTACTGAGGCGATGGCAAGAGCTGGAAATGCAGTAAAAGAGGGTGTAAAAGAGGCTGCTGCTTCTGCGGGAGGAGTTGCAGGACTACAATCTTTATTATCAAAATATTTTGCATCACAGGCAATTGGAGTTTTTGGTGGAAATGTATCTATAGATCAAATACTTGCAAGAGAAGATGGGATAATATTTAATCCAAACATGGAACTTTTATTTAATGGTCCAACATTGCGTGGATTTGGGTTTTCCTTTAAATTTACCCCTAGAACAAAAGATGAAGCAGAAGAAGTTAAAACTATTATAAGAGTGTTTAAACAATATATGGCACCAAAGACAACAACAAGTGGTGCTGCTTCTGCTACTAGTGTTACTTATTTGGGTACACCAAGTGTTTTTGAATTGTCTTATAGAAAAGGATCTGGAGAACATCCATACTTAAATAAATTTAAGCAGTGTTTTTTAGAAAATATGTCAGTGAATTATACTGGAGAAGGTACTTATGCTACTTATGAAGATGGTGAACCAATATCAATGATAATGACATTGCAATTCAAAGAAATTCAACCAATTTATGATGTTGATTATGATGAAACAGATACCACAGTAGGATACTAAAAATGGGATACTTCAGAGAACTACCAGATGTAGAATATCAGTCATTTTTGTCTGATGCGATTTCATCTAAAGATTATCTAACAGTCAAAAATTTATTCAGAAGAAATAAGTTGCGTGATGACTTACAGAATGTCTTCACACTCTTCAATAAATATCAAATCCCCGAAAATGCAAGACCTGATGTTGTTGCAGAAGAATTTTATGGAAGTGCAGAACTTGATTGGGTTGTCCTAATGACTGCCGGTATTATCAATGTCAGAGATGAATGGCCCCTCTCAAACTATCACTTATATCGTTATGTGGAAAATAAGTATGGTGTTGAAAACTTATCAAACATTCATCATTATGAAACAATAGAAGTTAAAGATTCAAAAGGTAGATTAATTCTTCCTGCTGGTAAAGATGTCAACGAAGATTTTACCTTAAATTATAGTGATGGTGGATCTAAAGTTTCGTTATCAGGTGGTAATGTTAGACAAGGTGTGACTAACTGGGAATATGAAACTCGTAAGAACAATGAAAAATCCTCGATTTATTTACTAAAACGAGGATATTTGCAACAATTTTTAAATGATATGAGAGATATTATGACTTATGGATTATCCTCAGAGTTTGTAAATGAAAGTCTCATTCGTACCGAG